GTTGTCATACAAATCATCGAACTTATCTTCTGTAATCTCAATCATTACCATAATCTTATGATTTTAAGTGAATAGATAGGAGATTACTTGCTCATGGTCTGCTGGAGCCATCCCATCATCTTGTCAATCTTGCCCTCAATACCTGAAACCTTACCTTCGAGTTTATTGATTTTCTCGGTCTGTTCCTTATCCTTGGCTATCTGGGGGTTGAGTTGCTGTAACATTCCCTCACAAGATTCTACTACTCTCTTGTTGTAATCTACGCTCTCCAGTATCGCCTTGGATTGTCTCAGCATGGCATCCACCTCTGCACTCATAGCATCCTTATTGTCGCTAACCACAAGGTTCTTGTCGTTGGCTATCTGCCCGTTTGCTGGCAGTTGCTTGAAATCCACCTCCTCATCACCCAGCTTCACCTTCACGTCCACTACGGTCTCCATAGGCTGAGGAGTAAAGCCGTTGTTAAAGGTAGGATATTTCGTCTGAGGATTGCTTACTGAAACCACCTGACCGATTCGCAAGTTCGGGTTCTCGCCCTTGTCTAGGACATAGAATAAAGAATTAGTTCTTAAACCTTGAAACATAATATAATCTCCTATTATCTATTCTTGTTAAACAATACCCGACATCATCTGTAGGGTGTTAGTATCTCTCTCAAACCAGAACTGATAAACACCAGTTCCCTGCACGTCTGCAACCGTCAATGGTGCGCCATTATACTTGGTCACAGCCTGAGTACTTCCGTTGGTCTCGAAAAGGATAGGCAGCGTACCAGTCGTTCCAGTCGGAATAGCCTGCATCAGGTTTACGAAAATCGTACCTCTGTAGCTGGCATTCAGGAAGGCGTGGTTTTTGAACGAGAAAACAACATTGTTGGTGTTCACAACCACGCCCGTAGAAGCGATAGCTGCCGAACCATTACGATTCACCCTTGTATATGGTCTTAACCAAAACATAGCAGCCTCCTTTCTTTAACCCCAGAATCCGTTGTTAGCAGCATTCAAACCATACAAGCCAGCCTGATAAGCAACGCAGTTAGGAACCGCAGTAAATGGGCTGTAAGGAGTGGTCACGGTCTCAGGCAACTTACACTTGATACCAGCCACCTCGTTCTGCAAGCCAGCCAATACCTGATTGATAGGAGCCACAGCCTGACCCACAATCTGAGAGGTAATAGCAGAAGACTTGAAGGTGCTGTTCTCTTCACGAAGAGCATCAATCTTGTTCTGTAACTCTCTCATTTCAGCTTGCTTTTGTCCGTCAACGATGGTCTGAGTGCTATCCTTGATAGCGTTGTGCAAGTCACAAGTTTGTCTCTGAGTCTCGTAAGCTACATTGGCGAAGCCACGCTCCTGACCATTAGCTACATTGTTGATGGCATTCTGCAAGGTTCCAGTCTGCTGGCAGATAGCCATGCGGTTCTCGCAGCAGCAGTTGGCAATCTGTTGAGCAATCTGCATATTACCCTGCTGCAAGGCATTGATAGTCTGCATACCGCTCATACCCACCTGATTACCTACACTCTGAACCTGAGAGGTCAAGGCAGAAATGGCACTCTGAATCTGACCTTCGGTGCAGTTCAACTGGGTAGCCAAATTGCTGAGTGCATTGCGGTTGCCACCGATGGCATCCATCAGGAGACCACGACCATAGTCATTGTTAATCTCGTTTGCGAGACCACCACGACCATTATTGCCGAAACCTCCCCAGCCGTTACCTCCCCAGCCCATGAGGAAGAAAAGGAAGATTACCCACATGAACCATCCACCTTCGCCACCGAAACCATTGTTTCCCTTCATGGCAAGAAGGACATTTGGGTCAACACCCTGCTTCTGGAGCAGAGGCGCAAGAAGACCGAGCATCCCATTATTAGATGTTGAGCCTTCGTTTCCGAATACATACGTTTTACTTTCCATATTATCCTGAATCTTTTGTTAAACATTAATTGATTAATACTACGTAACGTTACGAGCACAAAGTTACGAATAATATGGATAGATATAGATAAACTCGCAAAATATTATATAAGTGCTTGATGAGCAAAGATTTATGATTACGTAAAAGGTCATAAATATACAGGAGGGGCGATTGGGTCTCTCCTATATATATAAAATGTGTAGCTACTTCTAGAGGTTTATTCCATACTTTCGTGATAGCTTGCGGAAGAAAGCCTTCTTGTTGGCAAAGTATCGGATGAGCGACTTATTCCACTTCTTTTCATGCCCGAACTGGTCGTGGATGCCTTCTGGTATCTTGCCATCGTGAACATACTTCTCAAAGGATGATATAGACTTGCCCATTTCGTGAGCACACCAGCCCTTATTGGCTTGCGTGTCATTCATCATGGCAGTAAGGAGTGCCACAAGTTCCATATCTCCCTCCGACAGACCGCAAGGGATAGGCTTGCCCTCTGCTTGGGCAACTGCTGATTCATGTGCCTTATCTGCGAGAGCACGAAGTCCAGCTTCGATGATGCTGTAATTTACTAATTGCGACATAAGCATATAAAATTAAAATGATTGTAATCAGGAACATATCACAATAGTACATATTGTTTGTGATAACGATAGAGCCGAACATGATGTGTATTACGTTGACTCCTGCTGCATATAAGAGCGGTATTCTCCACTCCACGCACAATCTGTGCAGTACCTGACCTTTCCAAAGAGAAATCGGGTAAAGAATGTAAGTGATGAAGTAGAAGAACCAGATAGGTTCCTCGTTCTCTTCATACCACAGCGTTATCTCCATCTTGCTGTCGTAGAACTGAGATACACTATACCATCTGAAAAGCATGACCAATATAGGCGCATACTTGAAATAAAGCAAGTCCGTCTTAATCTTGCTGCGTTCAGGGAGTAACTTAGTTATCTCTCTAAACAAATTCCTGACCCGTTGGTCTTCGTCTTCTTCTTTTCTCATAAGCCATTGTTTTCTAAAAGTTTATATGATTGAGGTTCTTTTACTTATTTAATAAAAAATCTTAGAGGTGGCAAATATAATAATAAATTAGGAAATAGCTACATTTATACACAACTTTAAAAGTTAAACTTTGTAAATACTTACAGATTGATAGATTCACACAAGAAAAAGGGGTAAAAAGTTTCAGATTGAAAGCAATTATCCCCCGAAAGCATAGCACTTTCAGGGGATAATCATATATGTATTACTTCTTAGCCTTTGCCTTCTGGTTAGCCACAACTACCTTGTTAGCCTTCTCCAGCACGGAAAGAATCTTCTTTCTCAGGTCACGAATCTGCTTCATGTCCTCAGCGTTGTAGGCATCCTTGCCATCATCCAAGAAACCTTTCTTCAACTCGGAAATCTCCTGCTTGTCAAGGGAAATCTCGTCAATGGCATCAATGGCAGCCTTGTTGTTGTTGTAGTAGCCATCGCTCTGACTAGGAGCCGTATCAACCAAGAGGTCATAGGAAGTCTTGAATCCGTTCAGTTTGGTGTAGAGTTGTTTCAGCTTCAAGTCCTCGAAATCATCCTTCGGAGTAGCATGAGCCTTGTATATATCCTCGGCATTCAACTTGTGAGGTCTATACTCCTCCCCACTATCCTCAGCACGTTCCTTCTTCTTGTCTTCCTCATACTTCTTCACCTTCACATCATCCTGCTTGTACTTCTTATACTCCTCTGAGCCGTAGAACCGCTCCAGCATTGAGTAATCGCCATCCACCTTAGCTTGTTTCTTCAACTTGCTCAGGGTATTGGCTGCACGGTCGTGGTTCTCCTTCATATTCCAGAACTCATCACCTTGTTTCTTAGTAACCGGTCTATCATCAGGATTGCTGACGAACTTACTGAATAATGGAATATCAGCCACCTTAATTTCCTTCGGGTCATTGAGCGACTTGGTAAGCAAACCGAGCACCTGACTGCCCATGGTGTAAGCACCACCGAGATAAGAAGACAATACATGGTCAACCACAGCAGGGTTATTCAGATTGTATCTTGGGTCACCGAAAGCATCAATGCTGTTCTGCTGCACATCTGGATAGTCGTTTCCGATTGAGTTAACCATCCTTGATGCACGAACCAACCAATCAGGAGTGCCCACGTATGCCTTGGTAAAGTTAGGGTCATACTTGTTATACTCTGTCTCCTTGAATAATGGCTTGCCAGTAAAGTCAACATTGAAAGCCAACTCAAAAACTGGGCGAATAGCATTCGGCATCAGACTGACCGCAATATTGCCATCATATCCAGTAGGGTCAAGCGGAAGCATATCCACTACCTGACCAAGCAAGTCTTCTGCATACTGGCTCCAACTCTCCTCAGCCAACTCGCCACCCATCATCTTGGATGCAATCATATCTCCTATTCCGTAGAAGGCACGGAACTCCTGAGCAAGCGGAATCTTTACGTACTCATGTGTGTAAGGAACCCACATAATCAGGTTGTTTCGTCTATCCCACTTGGTGAACTGCCAGTACTTATCCTTATCATCGTCACCACCCAACATACTCATCAGGGCAGCGTTAACGATAGGAACCAGCACTCCACTCGCCAACCATGATGCAGTAACAGCCGTGAACTTGAATGGATGACGCTTAGCAAGAGCACCCAATGTCTGCAAACTCTGTACTGCTGGGTTGATGAAGAGATAGAGGTTTCTAATCATCTGCCAGCCATATTCGCCAGTACCCTTGCGGTTGAAGTTCAGGGTCACGTCCTTGGCATCATTCACAGCCTCATCAATAGAACGTCCATACTGAATAGATGTCATGTAAACCGCAAATCGGTTACTATCCTCGATTGCTCTGTTCAGGAACTCAATGCCATCCATGATGGTGTGCCCTACCTTTACTGGGTTCGTCTTCCATCTATCCAAATCCTTCAAGTCATTCTTGAATTTCTTCTTCAAGTCTTCCACATCAAGCGAAGAGACAAAGCCAGTCTCGCCACCATTCATCATGAAGTCATAGAACATCTGTTCCTTTGGAGTAGCGTTTCCGTTGTTTACCTTATCTCTCAACTTTCCGTTCTGATAGTCTCTCAGCATGAATCCGAGATTCCAAGAGGTAGCCAGATTCTTTCTGAGCAGATAGTTGTATCTTCCATCCTCACGAATAGCGGTAGATGCCAGCGTCATAGTCAGGTCTCGGAAGTAGTTGGAAGGGATGAAGAGAGGTGAAAGACTGGTATAGGCAGCAGCCATCTTTCTGCCCAACCAAGCAGCAGCCCTATCAAGTTTGCCGCTCTGAATCTCTCTTACTCGGTGTGCTCTGGTATTGTTCATCGCCTGAGCCAACTGAGGGTCACCATTCACGTAGATAACATATTCATCGCCATCCTTCATCACTCGCACCTCATGTTCTCTCTCCTCGCTGTGAGTCTGAGGATAGGCTATGTTCAATCCGTCTCTCTTCTGAGTAGCATCACCAGCCTGAGCCATCTGCTCCATCTTCTTCTCGAAAGCATCAATGGCAGCCTTCACCTGATTACTATTCATCTGAGAACTAATCTGAGGTGTAGCAGGAATCCACTCCTCGTTGCCGTTGGCATCCGTACTCTTCACATACCAAGCCTTGCTCAGGGTCAGCAGGGAAGTTGGATGATTCTGAGCCAAGAGCATCAGGTGTTGTTTCACCCAGTTCTTGTTGTTCAGCAGGATTCCACTCTCTGCCATATTCTCAATGTAGGCGATAGGGTCATCAGCGATAGAGGTTCGTCCGTGTGCCTTCTTCAAGGTCTGATTGAACGCACCCTTTCCACCACCAATATAGTCCCATACTTGGTCGGCAGTAGTGCCATCCCAGCCACGGAGAGGAATATAATGGCTATACATATCACGCACATACTGATAAGTATCTTTGCTCATCATGCCAGCCTTATAGCCATCACGGAGAATCTTCTTGGTAGCCGCATTCGTTGCATCCCAGAGGTTGTGAGTCTCGGTTACATACTTATCCTCAATATCCTTTACCAGTTTGTAGGCATCTTCCTCAAAGTCTGAGCCGTCAAAGAGAGCAGACAAACCTGAGTAATCGTAGGCAATACCATTCTTGTCGTAGCGATAGTCCATATAAGATGGAGAATATTTCACCCTTAGTGCATTGTCTCTCTGTCTCCAAGTAGTGAAGTCTACTCTTCCAAACTCCAGGTCGCTATCATTAATGATACGGTTCATATCGCCCTTGTAAGCGTTGTATGCCGCACTTCTCTGAGCCACGTCCTCAAAGTCAGCATCCAGTGACTTCTTGAAAGCCATCTGAGCATCACGCTCCAAGCCATGCTTAGCCATCATGTAGATACGGACATTGTCATAGCTATCACCAAGTATCTTCTTCATCTGGTGATAAGCCTTTCTCAATGGCTGCAAGAACTCATTATTGTACTCCTCAAACTCGTTCTTTCCCTTGCCGTGACTGCGGTTCTCGGCAGTATAGGCATCCTCAGCCATGTTCAGACGGTCAACACCCACTTCCTTCATGATAGCTTCCTGAGCCTTGCGGATAGCTAGCATACTATCTTGGAAGGCGATACGTTTAAGCACAGAACCACGCTGCAACTCTCGGTTGAACTCTCCAAGGGCAGTATCATCACTTAGAAGATGCTGTTCGTAGGTTGGAGCAGTCTTCCAAAGAGCCATCTGCTTGCGGTACTCATCCACTCTCTTCAGGAAGTCAACGGCACTCTCGCCAGCGTTACGTTGTGGGATGGTTGGTCGCTGTGCATCCTTAGGCAGATTATTATCCTTCTTCCACTGGTTCAGGTCATGCTCAAACTGGTCGTAGCGCAAGGAGAACTTGGTATTACCATCCTCAGGAGTAGTTGGGCGCAAGATATTCTGCAAGAGAGGAGCAATCACATGCTCGGTCAACTGGGTAGGGATTCCGTTGCCGATGATGGTATGGCTCAGATTTTCAGAGAATGGCATTTTGTAATCATCGCTCACTCCTGATACTCTTGCGAGCACTCTGCCCATGGCACGATATACCTTACCATCAGGCATCACAATCACATCACCGCTCTTGGTTCGGAGTGTTGGCAGGAGTTCATCAGCAAAGGCATGAGGAACCTTTCCGTCAGCATAGGCACTTCCCATCACATACAATGGCTTGTCAATGTTTCGCCAGTCAATGCCATCAGCCTTCAAGCGAATATCCATCCAAGGAGCCACACCATTCTTCTTCTCGGTCAGGGTCGGGATAATATCAGCCACAGCTTCATACCATCCACTCTTGTGCGCCATCTTCTCAGGCTTGGCAGGGAGTTTGCCATCACGAACCGCACGGACAATCAATCTCTCTCGGTTGGTGTAGCCGCCATAGTCAGCAGCGTTATACACATCTGCATCCCAAGTGTAGCCGTTGGCATCCAGAGCATCGGTAATAATCTTCATCGCATCCGAATCCTTATAGCCCTTCACATTCTCAATGGTCACCACCCTTGGTTTCACAGCATTGATAAACTCGGCAGTACTAGCAGCAGTCTCCTTGTCAAGTTCCACCTCAGCATGGTTACTCTTTGCCTGAGAGTAGTTCTTGCAGACTGGGCTGGCATGGAAGTACTCCACCTCGCCATCTATCTGCTTAACCAACTCCTTAGGGTCAACATCACGAACATCAGCAGTAACGATGTGCTGTCCGAAGTTGTTGCTATATACACCGCTTATCTTCTCGTCATACTCCACCGCCACCACTGGGTCAATGATACCCTTCAAGCCTTCCTCAACAAGACCGCCACCGCTAAAGTATGTTCCAGCCTTAATGAGAGTGCCATCCTTCAGGGAGAACTTAGGTTCCTCGCCAGCAATCTCTGCCTTGCGGTTCTCGCCCAGAGCCTGAGCAATATGAATCATCTTCTTGTTAGCCATCTTCCAGCCGCTCGGCATATCCTCAATAGCAGTCTTGATAGCATCATCCACCTCATCAGGAGTGTTCAGACTCTTCAAATCCTCAGCCATATCTGCCGCCCCACTCTCCTTTCCGTTAGCCATATCACGGATGGAGAAGGACACATCACCCACACCCAAGAAAATCTGGTCTTTGCGAGCCACGTCCTCAGTAGATTCAGCGAGAGTTTTTCTTCTCTCCTCAGGAGTCATGTTCAATCGGGCAGATACGTTTCGAGCTTCTACCTCACCAGACAGAGACTTGTAGTTTTTGTAGGAATCCTTTTCGTTTGCGTAAGCATTATAAAGAGCTTTATTTCGCTCTGCAAGAGCCTTGGCTTCGTCTTCCTTTCCTTCTGCCCTCAAACCCCTTATCTGTTTAATCACTTTCTCAAATTCATCCTTAATTGCATCTCTCACAAATTGTTCGCTTCCACCATTAGCAAAACCCTCTTCATGCTGGATATAGTGTTGAACTTCGTGAACCAATGTTCTTTTCAGAAGACGAGTTGCTATTTTATAATGTATATCCAAGTCATATTTTATTGCCTCACGAATACCTCCAAGATTCAAAGTAATGGTATTATCATAATAAGAACCACCCATCTTTGCTCTTCCCTTCTGAATCTTCACATCTTTCAATTTTGGATAAGCATCAAACAACTCAGGGTATTCCTTGAACAAATCGTTTGGTTTCTCTACAATATCAGAGAGAGTCATAGTCTTCTTGTTCACCCATTCCTTCGGGTCACGGAGAACAACATCAGGCATTTCGTATCTCCACTTGCCATCAGCACCACGCTCCCAGCCAGTAGCTGCCTTGATAGCCTTAGCCTTCTTTTTGTTCTTCTCCATATCCTTTGCCACAGAGAGGTTATCCATACGGAAAGTACGCTCCTCTGCCTTGTCAGCAGCAGCCGCACCACGCTCGCCAGCGAGAGAGAAACGGATATTGTCGCTACTATTGATAGCATCCATAGTAACCTTCTGTCTATCCTCAGCATTTCCACGCTCATAACTGCTCACATCAATGCCAGCCTTCTTCAAGGCATCTATAACATCACTTGGAGTATCGCTAGGAACGATAGCCTTCTCAAACTCATCAAGTCCGTAAGGTCTCATAAACTTGGTTTCAAAATAGAACACCTTATAGTCTTTCTTGATTGTATCAAGCAACTTATTGTATCTATCCATCCACTCATCAGATACCTCAATATTATAAGCCTTCTTCAAATACTCCTTTTCATTTCCCTTATGGTCAGTAAGTTCAACCATACGAGAAACACCGCTATCATCAAACGCATATCTGTTATTAGAGCCAACACGGATTTCATCAGACAATTCCAAGAACTCCTTGGTAATCTTGTCTTTTATCTGATTATGTCTCTCATCGCCAAAAGGAATCAACTTATCCTTGGCATTCTTCATGGCAGCAAGCGTATTAACCTCAGGAGAGTTCTTTGCTATGAACACACCAAGTTCTGAGCCGAAGGCAGTATAGCCGCCAGCCACACCCTGTTTCTTCATGAGCTTCACAGCATTTTCTATAGTATTAGGGATATACTTAGGCTTACCGCTAGGTGTAGTGCCATTATAAAGCATTTCCTCAACACCATATTCCTCTGTCTTCTTATCCAGCCAAGATGGGAAATCATCAGATAACTTCTTATTATCCTCCACCTTCTTCTTTGCAGTCCCCATCGTGTCGTGAACATCTACCTTTCCATTCTTTCTGTTATTGCGAACCACATCATTCACGAAATCAGCAGCGACATAGAAGTTCTCCACGCCTTCAAGTTCTTCAAGACGTTTCTTCTTCAAAGCAACAAGCAAATGATTACCCTGCTTTTCTGCACTTGCGATACGAGCCTTCAATTTCTCACGTTGAGCATCTACGTCATTATCCTTGCCAGTAGCCTTATTCATCAGTTGAATCAGTTCTGCTACCTCTTTATCAGTATAATCTGTTTTGTTGCCATTATCTGAGATACGCATCACCTCGTTGGTAATGTCGTTGTCATACTTGCCAGTCTGATAGATAGTTTCAGGATTCATGCCATTATCAAACAAGTAGTGCCAGTACAATCCGTCACGAACATCGCCACTTGACAAATATCCCTTCCAGCTTTCTCTTACATTGGAATAGATACCATTATCAACATCACCAAGTTTCACGTTCATGTCGGTATTGAAAGCCTTCTCGCCCTGCTTATTCATGATTCTCTCCACCTGAGGATAGGTAGGTGTCCAAGCATCAGCCGTGAAGGTTCCAGCATTCTTGCCTGTTCTCTTAGCCAGCTTCTCAGCCTTAGGAATCAGGGTAATCTCTCCATAATCAGAGTATATTCCGTTCTTGGAGTCAACAACACCCATAGAAGGAGCAGCAAAACCGCCCTGCTTGATAGCCTTTCTTAACTTGTCAACGCTGATGTTATGCATACCAAACATAGTTTTTTCGTCCTTCAATGAAAACTTTTCGCCATTTTTCTTGGTAGTTTCAGAAGAATTGTCTATCTTTGCAGCAGAACCTTCGGTTTGGGAGAGAGCGGTGTCACCTTCCAACGAAGTAGCGGCAGTGTCTGTCCTCTTGTCGCTTGCCGAAGTTTCCTTTTTAAATGCAGTCAACAACCAAGATTTTCTTTCTCCATCCCAAGTAAGACGAACACCAGCCTTATGGGTTTCACTTTCCAAGTTTACACGATTCTTACTGCTTGAAACTACACGCATATCATTCAGAATCTCCTGCAAATTATCAAGAACCTCAGGATGATACTTCACAAGTTTAGAAAGACCATAGCCATCACTATGTCCAGTTCCTTCTTTGCCCCAAACCAAATCAATATCACCAATGTCCTTGTGATAAAGAGCACCAACAGCTTCTCCACCACGAACCTTCTTCAAGAACTCTATAGCAGCTTTAGCTTTACCACGGAACTGATTGTATATATTTCCAAAAGCACCAACACCAACTGGCTTGATTTCAGCAGCCCCAACTTTAGTGTTGCTCATGCCGTCAATGAGGTTATCAACCATACCATAGCTATCATCCACCGCCTTCTTCAAAGCAGCAGGAATCTCTGCAGGAACATCTTCCTTTCTTCTCATTCTTCTAACCACGTAGTCAATAGCTTGGGCAGCATCAGAAGTAAAGATACCAGTCTTGTAGTTGTATGACTGGGCATTGTTCATACCATAACCAACATCATGTGTCTCATGTGGGAGATTCTGCAATTCGGTAAGCACCTCTACCGCCTTGGTATTATTGGCAATATCCTTCATGTTACCAATGGCAGCACTAATAATCTGGTCAGCCTCATCATCAAGCAAGCCCTGCTTAGTAGCCGAAGACTTCACCTCATTATCCGAGATATTAGGATAGACCTCTGTAGGATGAGCCACACGACCATCAGGCAAAGTGATATAGTATCTTAGTGGACGATTTGTAATATCGCTCACAACATAGCTATCAGCAGTAGGTTCATACACTCTCTTCTCCTTGCCGCCAGCAGTCTCTTCGATGTGATAAGGAACACCATTCACCTTATAGGCATCCTTCAATGTAGAAAGAACTTCCTTCTTCTCCTCATCACTGAGTTTCTTGCCAGCTTCATAGCGGACTGGTTTTGACTTCAACGAGAACTTAGGAGCATCAGCTATCTCCTGATTGATGCTGTTCACGACATCATCAGTAACAATATCGCCCTCCTGAATCTGCTGAGGTTCACGACCAGCATTCTTCACAAGTTCCGCTTGCTCTGCTCTGGTCAAGATACGGTTCACCTTCATCGCACCAGTAATCACCCAAGGGTCAGTCTCAGGGTTCGGGTTGGTACGATACATATAATATCCATCAGTTGGCAGATGTTTCAATCCAGCGAGTGAATGCTGATACTTGCCCGATGGATTGATACCCTCTTGGCGAGCTTCCTCCTGATAATCTACATCAGCAGCATACTCCACCTCAGCGAAGACGAAGTTCTTAGGGAAGAGAGTCTTGTTGCCCTCAGCATCCTTGCGGTTGAACTGGATAGCATAAGGCACTACACCAAGATGCCAGCCTGGTCTATAGGCTAGCTTACCACTACCGCCTTGTGTACCCTTGCCGCCCTGCTTAACCTGAGGTCTGCCAGTCTTGCTTTCTCCAGCAATAGGAGCCGCATCAGCATCGAGCCACACACCGACTGGGGTTTCTGCACCGTCAGGGTTCGCTACCATTGGTGGATAGAGTTTACCATCCTTTAGCACAAATACCTTGTAGCCGATACCCTTCTTCTTAGGCTCAGGCTTCTGACGGAGAGAGAATGAAACATCTTCGCCAGTCTCAGAGTTTGTCACCTGACCATTGGCAGTCTTCACGTAGGCTTGTTCGATGGAGCGAAGAATCAGATTCATATCATCAGAAAACTCCGTTCCATGAAGAGCCATCAAGAATCTATTGACAATCTCATGCAATCTTGCAAGCAAAGGATGAGACATTTTGAGCAAGAGAGTATGAGCATAGTTTGCGTCTCTTATCCAACTACCCAACTGGTCAGCGACAACCTCTTCCTCATAGGCAGTTCTACCACCATTGTATAATACGTTGTTTTCATTGTACAAAGAGGTTATTCTGTCTGTTTCCTTATTGAAAGCATCCTCTCCCATCATATCCTTTACAAGGGTCTTTAACTCATCATAAGCAGCAGGATTCTTTGTTCTCATTTCGTGAGTCATTTCGTGACCGAAAATAAACTGAACACCTTCTGTAATGGAAGAATCCAATGTTAGATATATTGTATTGGTCTTATCATCAAACCATCCGTTTGCATTCTTATCTGAATACTGCCATTGAACATTAGCACCCATCATCTTTGCTAACTTCTCTAAGGTCTTGCGAGTCTTCTCGCCCACGATATTGTCAACGACCTTCATATCATCCACCTTATTCTTCTCTACGTCAGCAGCACGCTCGGCAGTTGTCTGCTGCTTGCCATTCTCCTTGGCAGAGAAAGGAAGGTCAGATTCATCACGCTGTGCGCCTAAAGGAGCTTCATCTGTAGCATCCTCAGGAACATTTATATTATCATTTATATTGTCATTTTTCTGCTCATTATCCGTTTCATTAGACAAATCATTAGATTCATTATCCGATTCATTATCCAACTTCGCCTCTGACTTCGCCTTCAACTCAGCCTTTTCATCCGACTTCGCCTTCAACTCGGCCTCTGGCTCAGCCTTGTGCTGCTCAGCATAGGCTGCATTCTCCTGAGCACGTTTCTGCTCTTCAAGTATGTTCTCTGCCTGAGCAATGCGAATATTTTCAACAAAATTTCTAGCTTCCGATGCCTTGAAACCGCTATTGAGTACACTGATAAGAGCATTACGAATATCCTGAGTGTCTAGTGATTCAAGGTTGGATGGACGATTTTCCCATAGGCTATGAACGAGCGCATCTATAGTAGTTCCCTTGCCATCAGCAGCGAGCAACTGAGTCTTAGCAAAGTCTTCTCTGCTCAATCCAGTCTCTTGCTTAACACCCTTACTTGTCTCTGTACCCTCATAGTTGAGAGAGTGAGCACCGAGATTGCTAGCCACATACTCCTCGGCAGTAAGCGGAATCGTATCTGTCACATCAATGCCAGTACCATCATACAGACGATGAAGGAGAGAACCGATAGTTTCTCTATAGAGTTGTGATACAGCCTCAGCATCATCCTTCACAGCACTCTTCAAGCGAGCGAACTTTCTTCTTGCCTTCTCAATGAGTTCCTTTCTACCCTCAGCAGTATCTTCCACCTTGGCAAGTTGTCGCTCATTATAAGCATCACGGATAGCGATAGCAGAGTCATAAGCCGCCTGAGCATCAGCAATAGCCTTCTCCTTGGCATCCTTAGCCGCCTTCTGCTCCACGAAAGTCTTACCCCTCACGGTCATGTTGCTAGCCTTGTCGAGTGCCTTCTTTGCATCAGACACATATCCAGATACGATACTATCTGCATCCTCACCAAACTGATTATCATATAGCTCAGCAGTCTGTGCGGCAGTCAGCTTCGAGAAGTCAGGATTGCCATCCTCCAGCATAGGCACGATGGTTCCATCTTCAAGGGTAATGGCAGGAGCAGCAGGAGTCTGTTCAGTTTCAGGAGTCTCAGCAGATTCAGGAGCAGCAGTCTCGCCCTCTATTGTCGGAGTCTCCACCTCTATCTCACCTCTACTCTCTCCACTATTATCCTCTATCATTGAGGATTCAGCCATGGCTTGTTTGTACTCATCGAGTGTCATAGTAGTAGCAGTTCTCACATCTTTCTTATTGACCGCATGAGGAATAAAAGAGCCATCACTCGTCAATTCCATCACCTTAGCTTTTGCACCTGAATCACGGATAAGAAACAACTGGGAGTTTGGATATTTTGTGTTACTATCCTTATCAAGCACATCAACGAGCACCACGTTACCATTATCATTGAGAATCTGATTGAAGTCAAACGAAGGTTGAGTCTCTTCTGTATTCTGAGTCTGCTGGGCTGCACGTTCCTTCTCCATCTGTTCACGCTCAGCCTTGGCAGCTTCCAGTCTCTTCTGGTCTTCCAAGTCTTTCATCTGCTGCAAGTCTGCAAGCGAATAAGGATTCTCCACCACGTTACCATCTATAGAGATAGCAGCAGTACCATCACCATAGTCAGCCAACACCTCATAGGTATGTTCAGTACCATCAGTATCAGTCACATTGAACTGGGAGCCAACTTCAACGGTTCCATCAATGATGCCAGCCACTTCCTTGATAGCATTCTCTTTAGCATCAGCTACCGCCTGAGCCTTCACATCATCAGCAGGGAGTTCTTCACCCAGTTCAGCGAACATCAACGCATCAGCATGTTCTACACTATTCGTTGTCGGGTCAAAGTAGAGAATCATATCATCGCTATTGCTTACATCAATGGAGCCATCATCATGGGTAGCAACGTTACCACTAATAATATACACACCATAGTCTTCCAAGCCGCCTGATGCTTTGATAGTAGCGTTACGGACAGAGCCACGACTCTGGTCTGTATACATATCAACTTTCTGTTCTGCCTGATGAGCAACGAGGTCTACCTTGTCTTGTGCATCATCAACCACACCTTGGTATCGGGCAGAAGACAACTGGTAGTCATAGATAGCTTGGTCAAGTTTATCATCCTGCCACGTCAGGGATTCCAGTTCCTCATCACTCATGGCAGATAGCTGCTGTTCAGAGATACCCAATGCTGCTGCAAGAGTCTTCATCTGGTCTTCCTGCTGAATCTGAATGTCATGCTTGTCTACATCATCAGCATCATGCCCCTCAGAGTAAGCATTATTAATATCAGTCTGATGCTGCTCCTCAGGTGTTGTTGGTTCGTTGGTAATCTCCTTAGCATTCATTTCAGCAGTCTTGGCAATATTGTAGCCACGCATCTTCATCAGGTTTACACCATAGTTAACAGCAGCATTAATCTGCTCCTTCGTCATGGTATCTCTCTGACGGAGAATATCAGAAAGCACGCCACCCATCTGCTCGTTGGTTGCGTTGTCTATCTTATCCTTAATGTCTGCCCAGTTATCGCCCATCAGGTTCTGAGCATCACTATCAGCCACGTTCACCTTGTTGCGGAATCGGTAGTACTGAGCACGATTGTAGATACCTTTTACTGGTCGGGAGCCAGCACCCATCGCATACATAGAACCGACCGAGATAGCCATACCACCGATGATGTCGAGTTGCTGCTTAGCATCAAGAAGGTCGCTCACCTTACCTTCACCATCCAGCAGGGCATGAAGAGGAATACCAATTTCCTCCTCCATCACTTCCTCAGCGAAACCATTGATACCGAACTTCTCCATCCACTTCTTGGAATTGGTGTACCATCCACTCTTGCCGATATTCTTGAAGAACTCAGCAGAAGCATTCATACCATGTTTCTCCATGAAGTTGACAGCACCCTTCTTGATACCATAGTTGTGACCGAAAAGTTTTTCTGTATAGTTCTCTACCATAGCAGAGGTCATACCCTTATAGAGAGCAGTACCAATAGACTCACCACCCTCATGCAGAAGATTTCCATTCTCATCGAAAGTACCAAACTTATAATCACCCTTCTCATCCTGATACAGATTACCAAGATGTCGCTGCATGATGTCAGCACCAGTCTTCAACGCTTGCTCAGTTCCAGCCATTGCATACGAGCCGATAACATCGCCAGCCACGATACCAGTATTCTTCAAGATGGCAGCACTCACCTTGCCCATGCCACGTTTAGCAGCAAATTTCAAGGCTCCACGACTGATGCCATTGGTAATACCACCATAACCGCCAGTCAGGAAGAAGTCAGCCATAAATGGGAGACTCTGCCCTGCAATTTTCGTCCAACGATAGACGTTACCCATCTTATCATCTTCGAGAGCCGTAGCAGCATCCGCACCAAGTTTACTCTTCAGGAGCATCTTATCAGAACCAGAGAGAGGAATATTGTTATCCATCTTTGTCTTGATACGTTCCATCTGCCCCATGATAGCGAAGTCAGTCAGACCGAAATCCCATGTTTTTGCAGTAAATGCAGTATTGTCAAGAGCCTTCAAGGCATCCTCACCCCAGCTACTTGTAGGATATTGTTTCACCGCTTCAAGTGCACCAATCTGCTCAGTAACCAGAGAAAGAGAGGTTGCCAACTTATTTCTATAGTCACTCTGCTCAGCAGTTCTTCCGTTACCTGCACCGATACTAGCACCATAAAATAGCAAAGGATTTCCGTGTTGGCGATTATCCTCAGCGATAAGAGCTTCTATCTCCTTCTTTCGGGCATAGGCATCAGCCAGTTTCTTGTCAAACTGCTTTTGAGCACCCACCTCAGTAAGGTAGGTTCCATTCTTGCCGATGTTCTCCTGCAAGTCATAGTTACCATTCTTGTCACGAACATCAAAGGCAGATGGAATCTCACCAGTATCTACCGCTACCTGATAGGCATCGTTCTGCTTGTCAAGTATAGCTTGCACCTGCTCAGCTTCAGGAAGAGAATAAACATTCTCATTGTCCGAGGTAACGTATGCGCCAGTCTTGCCAGTCTCAGGATTGTAAGCAAAATCATCCTTCACCACATTGTTAGCATCACCACCATAAGGAGTCTTGTTTGTACCCAAATTCACACGACCGAAATCCTTCTGCTGTTTCTGCTTGCGTTGTTTCAGTCTGTTGTATCTGCCAGCATTGTTCATTGTCTGCTGAGCACTAGCCGAGATTGCTGCTGCCCCAGCAGAGAAACGAGCACGGTCAGCAGCACTCATAGGAACGCTACCGCCCTTCGCTCTAGATGAAGTCTTACTACGAGGTTCAAAGAGTGCAGAGTAAAAACGCTCATAAGTTGATGGAACATCAAAGTTCTGAGCCTTCAAGTTCTCATAGATAGCGTGTCTGTTATCCGCACCGCCCTTTCCGTCTCTTGTCAGAGCACTCTCAAACTTATTGTAATCATCAGGCACATCATAGTTCTGTGCTTTCAGATTCTTGTATAAAGTGTATAATGGTCTTTCTGCCATGATATATATATTTGTTTGTTACCAAATTCTTGTTACCAATTCTGTTACCATTTTACGCCAGTCTTCTTCTTGCCACCAGCCGAAGAACCGCCAGCCTTATGTGTTGTATGCTTGCCGCCACCAGACGGTTTACCACCTCCAGCAGAACTACTTCTTCCTTTCAATCTATCCATAATATATCTCACGTTAGTCTGAGTAACATTCTTGATTCTCAACTTTCTTTTAAGTTCATTAATCTTCTTCTGCCCCTCAGGAGTGTCCATCAGGTCGTAGTACTCATACCAATAACCAGCAGTAGTTTGATTACCGCCAGAAGATTTCTGAGCCTTATTAGAAATTCGTCCTTCTCGCAGTCTAGCAAGTGCATCCTGGGCAGCCCAATGGCTTATCTGACCATCAGCAAGCATCTTCTTAATCTTCAACTGATTATCCTTATACTCGGCATCATTGGTATATTTCAACTCACTAAGTTCAAGTCTTCTATTTCCTTGGTCAATTCTCTGCTGCCCTTGGTCATTCTTCACCTTGTTGATGTCGTTCTGCATATCGTGATACCTCATCTGCTCAGCGAGAGTCAGGTTATTCTTCCGAGCTTCCTCATCAAGAGCGAGTGCTCTCTGATACCCTGCAAGCCATGATGCCCGATTCTTCTCTCTCTGAGCATCCATGTAAGCCTTGCGTTTATTCACCGCCTTAGTCATATCCGACTCAGGATTGTGTACCACCTTGGCACCATTCATAGCAAAGAAGATATTGGCGAGCGCACGAAGACCATCACCAGTAGCAGCGATACGAGCCTTGGTACGCTCCTTCTTCTCTCTGTTCGCCCTCTGCTCAGCAGTCTCATTCAGTTCAGGATTCAGTATCTTATACATGTCAGCATAAGACAACTGCTTAGGCTGAGGTTTCGACTCCTCCTTCTTCACGATGGGTACGGAAGGTTTATCCTCCTCATCACTTGGCGCACCCTGATTCACATCTACCCCATTGGCGATGGCTTGTTGAGTAGCGATAGTCTTCTCTCTAGCCGCCTTCATCGTAGGTGTTTCATTCTGAGGAGTGGCAGCATTCATCTGGTCAACCTTCTTTCCAGCCGCATCAAGTTGCTGCTGAGCGAAGACTGGAGCCTGAGTCTGTGCCAACTTCTGTGCGGCATCCACACCACTCTGCTGCTTGTTGATAACACTCTGTGTAGTCTTCAAGCCATTATTGTTTCGTAACATATCTGATGCTTTCATAGGCTATGCTTTAATCTTCTTTGGCGCATTGTCACCAATCATATTGTTCAAATCATTCGCTACTTGCTGCTGGGTAGGAGCCGCACCCACCTTGGCATCCAACTTAGCCATATCTGCATCGGTAGGCTGTACCACGTCAGGACGAGCCACCTTACTCTTACCAGCACCACTATCAATAGTTGCAGCGATGTTGGCAGCAGTACCAGCCACGCCAGCCACCGCATTGGCGGTATCAGCAGCCTTCTCAGCTTCCATACCCATCTGCTGGTTCTGCAACTGATTCTTTCTGTTCATATACTGCTGCTCGATGTTATCCTTTCGGGCATCATTTGCAGCTACAATCTGTGAGGTAGTATCAGCAAGAGTCTTGTTGTTCGCCTCCTTCACCGCAGTAGTAGAATCTTCCGTACCGCCCATTACCGCTTGTCTTCCCTTAGCAGCCTTGTTGCGGTTCTTAATCTGCTCCTGCATCTGTGTGAGCAAGCGAACCGTATCAGCACGCTTGGTCGGGTCGGCATTGTATGTTCTGTCATACCATGCCTGATTTTCTCTCTGTTGCTGGGCAATCATCTGCTCCTGCTTACGTCTCGCCTTGCGGTTAGCTATACCGCCAGCGATGCTGCTTGCAAGTCCAAGACCTGCCCCGATTAATGCTCCTAACATATATATGTATTTTAATTATTAATAATGGTACAAAGATACTGATACCATCCGAGAATCGTATTTTATCCATTTATTTAGGTGGTAAGTTAACGGATAAAGTTGCCGTTTGCCAACAAATTACTATCTTTGCACCAAAATAGTTAAGACAATGGCAGCAGATAGAAATACAAAAGGTCAGTTCGAGAAAGGTCGAGCAAAGACTGGAGGTAAGCAGAAAGGGTACGAGTCTCCTATCACAAAGGAGTTTCGTGAGCTGTGTGCCGACTTTTCTAGAGAGGCTTGGGAAGACTTCATGGCTGCATGGTATAAGTGTGAGCCGAAGGACAAGGTATCAACTTTCATCAAGATACTAGAGTTTAACTGCCCTAAGCTACAGACCGTCACTCTTGACGATAAGCGTGAGGTTCACAATGCCCTCACCGAGAAGTTGAGACAGATGTCAGAAGAGGAAGGATAAAATATAATTCATAAGAAGAACGTTTGTTTTTTTCATAGGTTTTTGGTTTATAGGTTTTAAGATTGTTAGGATAACGAAATAGGGAATGCGTGAGCACTCCCTATTCTTTTTTTATTCAATATCAGCGACCGCCTCTGACTCTTCTATCCACAGCCATATCCGTCTGCAACCCACAGAGCCAGTTCTTAGGCTTTGTATACAGAGTATTCCATATCATTCTAATCATTGTCTTTATCTTCTTTAAGTGCATCATCAAGATACTTATCAAGAGCCTTTATACACTTATCAGGAATCTTATTTGCATCCTTGTTTTCTTTGAGATAATCAATAGTTCCACCTACCCCATATATGACAAGCAGATTCTTTGTTGAAGGGATGAATGCACACATTAAAAATCCTATTAATGCGGAAACAGCACTTAACTTTAAAATTTTTAAGCACATAGGAGGTTTATCGTAACCATCCAAAGTAATAGCAACAAGTACAAACGACAAAAGAAGTACTGCTAAAACTGAAAGAACAGCAATAGCCAAACCCATACCATGTAAGTTGCCTAAAACAATTAACCAATACAATTCACTCATAATCTTAAATTTTAGTTTTTAACTTCATTCAATATCTTAATCACTTTAGAGTGCATGGAGCCAGCCCAGCCATCCTCTGTTCTATGATGCTGGTGTATGTAGTCATTAACCGCATCGTAGAAGGTATCGGAAGTATAGCGCAAGCCGTAGTCTTCCGTCTGAAACTCATCCTTGGCGGTCAACTCGTCACACTCCAGATGCCGCTTATGAGCTTCCATCTTGCCATCTACCTTCAAGACCTCATACCCATACTCCTCGCCATTATGAATAGGGCAAAGGCACAACTCACATAGATGCTGCTTGCGAGCAGTTCTGACCTGACAACTGATTGACTCTATCTTCATAGCTTAATGTCTTTTCGATTTCTCGATGTTATATTGGTCACAAATGTCGCAATATGCGCCATAAGCCAAGTTGTCAACCATTTCATTGTACTTGTCACCATTATGACCTTTCACCCAGTGAAAACGAACTCCTGCCAAATGAGCAGAGCATTTCTTGTACAACTCATAGAGGTCAGGATTCATCATTGGTGGAGTACTCTTCCCCAACACAAGTATGCAGTACTGGCTATCCGTATAAATATCAAGATAAGCACCATCTGGACAAGACTTAGCTGCACTAATGATAGCAAGCAATTCCATACGATTGTTTGTTGTCTGTAGTCTGCCATGATTCTTCATCTTGACAATCTCTCCATCCTTCAATACGATGTAAGCAGAACCTCCTGCCTTATACTTGGAATGGTTGTCACAACTTCCATCCGTATAAGCCACATAGTTCATGCCATTATCAGGAAATGGCTCAACTGGGTCGAAATTTTCCGACTTTTCAGCCAATTTTTCTCTGATTGCTCTAGAGAATTTACCTTTAGCGTTGAACACACCAAAGTTAGCATCTGTGAGAATCATCCAGTTTACTGGTTCCCCTCCATTTGCCTTCTTCCACTTCCTTTCATCAAGATAATCATAAAGACTCTTGATGTACTCATCTGTTCCATAGTTCTTCGATATACAATATCTCTTGAACTTCTCATAAGTAGGTTTATCCATAACTAATTGTTTATTATATATATTTTTTTCATTCAATGTAGGTTACCAAAACAAACATCTAAGCAATTAACAGAAAAATCCGTCAGGGATTCCTCCAATACTCATGTCTCTCTGAATAACCTTTTCACTCTGCTTGCCATAGATAAGATGCCTGAATCCATCGGTCACCGCCCTATTAGCGATAGAGTAAGTACAAGCAAGAACTACAAATCCAAGAGTGCCGACAATAAAGTCTGCCTTGGGTTTTCTCGTTCTCAACAAAGTTCTCTTCGTTTCTTCCTCATTTCTGATGTCAAAGGAATGTTTCTCGGCAAGAGTAGAATTAATCTTACCACTGGCAATAAGTCTTTTCTTTATTCTCGAAACAGAACTACTACTTGTATTGAGAGCCTTCTGAAATTGCTTTATTGTGATAGCTTTACCTTTGGCACCGACCTTTTCACCCTCAGGTGCTTTCATGCAACAGTCCTTATGCTCGGCAGCACAAATCTGAAATTCAAAAAGTTTCTCGTTTATAAGATTGAATAATTCCTTCAAGGTATAATCTTTTACCTCAAACTTACATACCATAGCACCACGATACTCACGACCCTTTCGAGTCCACTTTATCGTATTGTCACGGAACGAAGAGACAATAACCTTGTTTCCGTCTACCGAAAACAAAGCATCATCTTTCATGTCTTGAATAAGTCTTTCTGCTTTTGGTTTACCAATATGTAATCCTTTCCTCAATTTGTATTCCGTAACATTCCACATTACAGAATTGCTATGCTGCATCTTTATCCAAATAGCAACAGCAAGAAGTTCCTTCATGCTCTTACTTGAAGAGTATGCTTTCAAAAGTTCTATGGTTACATTTATATACTGCATAACATAAAAAAGAGTCCCAAAGTCTTGGTTGCAGCAAGAACTAAGGGACTCATATCTTGTAGGCTTACGCCTTGAAAGGAGGACTACTTTATCCAGCCAATCTGCAACATTGACGATGCAAAGATAGACGCAATTTTTGAAACTACCAAATGTGAAAAAATATGTAATTCGTTAATCTGTAAGATATTCAGATTTTAGGTATACGCTTGGTATGCAGTAGGCATACAAATGGTTACAAAGTTAAAGTAGGTTAAAGTATATTTGGCATTCAAGTTTATTTTGTTACCTTTGTAGCGAGTAAAACAAACGATTTAGTTTATTTAACTCTTTTATGTTACTATTTTGTTACTCGATAAAAACAGACCATTCCTAATAGTATTGGTTATCAATAGGTTACAAAGTTCAAATAAGCACTCATAATGTTTTTGTATAATATGAGAAGGAGTGCTTGTGAAAGTACTCCTTTTGTATATCTATTGTACACCTATCCGTTTAGTTATCAGCAACTTATTTATACGGAAAAATAATTATCCGTATAATACCTGACAGGTAGGTATACAATAGATATGTTGTAGTTTTGTTACTATTTTGTTACCGAAAATTTGCGAGTAACAAAAAAAATGCTTATCTTTGCAGCAGATTAATAAATGTAGGCTTATGGGAAGGAAGAAAACAATCGACAAGGAGCCAGTCACTATCAGATTCAAGGAACTTGCCAACGGAAACAAGAGTATCTATCTGGACATCTATATGGACGGAAAGAGGAGTTATGAATTTCTCAAACTATACCTCATTCCAGAGGTTGGCAGAGAAAGAGCGAAGGCAAGGGCGAAGAATGCTGAGACGATGGCTAGTGCGAATATCATCAAAGCTCAGAGGGTTCTCGACTTGAAGAACCGAAAGGCAGGAGTATTCAGCAGCAACAAGAACATGCGCTTGGTAGAATGGCTAGACATCGTGAAGGTTGCCAAGCAGAAGGCAAGTAGGTCGGATGAATCCAGCAAGACCATTGAGAATGTGAAGAAGCATATCATCAAGTTCTGTGGCGAGTCTACCAAGATGGTTGACATAGACAAGAAGTTTTGTATGAAGTGGATAGAATATCTGAGAACTGCCACCAAGAGAGGTGGGCAGCCGTTCAGCGAAGTAACCAAGAAGGTGTACCTTACTTGCTTTGGTACGGTTCTGAATCAGGCTGTCCGTGATGGTATCATACAGATGAATCCCCTATCGCTCATAGACCCAAGCTATAAGTTCGGGTCTCCTGAGAGCGAGCGAGTATACCTAGATATTGAGGAGGTGAAGAAACTGGCTGCAACGGAATGCTACAGCCAGCACACCAAGCAAGCATTCATGTTCTCATGCTTTTCAGGTCTTCGTATCTCAGACATCAGGAAGCTGAAATGGAGCGATATAGAAGAGGTGAAGAATCCTGACGGAACATCATCCTACCGCCTGACCAAGACGATGGAGAAGACTCAGCGAGTAGTAAGCTATCAGCTATCCAACGAGGCGATGAAATGGTTGCCTGAAAAGACGGAAGACGAACTGGTATTCTACGAACTATGCCAGCAGCCAAACATCAACTATCATATCAAGGTGTGGGCGAAGGCAGCAGGAATCAAGAAGAATATATCCTTCCATACTGCTAGGCACACCTTCGCCACCATGATGCTCACGCTTGGAGCCGACATATACACCACCAGCAAGCTACTCGGTCACTCCCGAATATCCACTACTGAGATATATGCTAAGATTGTTGATAAGAAGAAGGATGAGGCGATGGGGCTGATTGATAAGTTCTTCGATAAGGAATAAAAAAATCTCTGTAAGGCTGGCTACCTTACAGAGATTAAAAGTTAAACTATGTAATTTGCTTCTGATTCTCAGGAGAAAGCCGTATTTTTGCCTCATAATCATTTAAACTTAATGGCTTATGGATAAAGACAGAGAATTAGAATATTACAAAAACGGCTTTTACTTCTATCTTGTTTGGATAGGTGTAGAGTCATTCTTCTTAGGAACTTTACTAGCTGATAAACTTATAAACTAGCCCTACAAGTATCGTGATTACTGCTGTAATTACAGCTTTAATCGCATAATCTATATATGGGTGCTTAGTCTTAAATGAAGACTCCTTCTCTAGAGTCTTCACTTCCTCCTCATGCTCTTTCTTTAATCTGCTACCACTCCAAAGGATAGGTATCTGTTTCCTACCCAAATCAGTAGCTGCCCAGTGACTTCCACTTTCCATACCACAACTATAGTTCACATAATTGTCCGCATTCAAATTCTTGGCTACATCAACAAACCAAGAGGAATCCTTGGAATATCTGTCCTTGATAATACCCCAAATGGACTTCTCTTGTTCATTCTTATTATACGTACCATACAGCAGCACATACAGCTTCTGTTCGTTAGTTACCTCTGCCATTTTATTTTTCAGTTGGGAAAATTATTTTTCCTAGTTAAGGAAAATTATTTTTCTCACTTACCATATTTCTTATCGAGCTTCTTCTTTAGCCAAGGTTTCATTGCTCCTATAATTCCAAAGATGATGGCGAAAGCCACACAGAAAAGTACTGGTCCAGCCTTAAAACCAAAATTTTCCATCACAACGAAGATAGTAACCATGATTGCCCATAAGACAAAGAATGTCGCTACCAATACCGAATAATAAACAAAGTTCTTCATACTATATATATTTTAATTTAATAACATATCTTGCAAGGAGTTCTGCCCATATCCTCAGCTTCCTCCTCGCTTATCTTTTCTATTTCTCCTGAGCAACGAGAGAGACCACGGCAATCAGGGTCACAATGATACTTGGTAGAAGTTTCTCCAGTACATATATATACTGACTCTGATTCATCTTTGCGACCATAATAGATTTGCTTATTTTCGTCACAAATAGAACATGAAACCTTACCTTTATCTATAGCTTCTTCTAATCTTATAGATTCAACCTTACCACTTCCAACCGTAAGCCCTGCACAATCAGAATAATAATGGTAATATTTAGGATTTGAAGAGATATAAAAAACCAAATCATCTAAATCTCTAGACCTAACGTCCCTCTCCATTCCCTTGTATATGGCTATCTCATTTCTAAGGGTATCAACTTCCTTTTCTAATGTATTGACTCTTTTTCTCAAATATTCGTCTCCACAAGAACAAAGAGTAAAAAGAACAATAAAAAGATACGCACAATACTTCATACCTACCACATTTTAATTATCCTACATTTGCTTGCCTCATACTACCACCCAATACAGATAGTAGCTGGTCATAGCGTTTCTCTAACTCTTCGTACTTCGCTTTCCAAACAGAATCGTCTAGCAAGTCGCTTTTGTCTTCACGATACTTAGGAGTAGGTTCAGCCACCAAGAACGATTGTTCTTCTATAAGTTGTTTCCCATGACCCCGAAGGAGCCATTCGGCTGAAATCTCATCAAACTCATTCAGAAACCCTTCGATAAGACCAAGTGATACAGCTTGGTCACCACGAAGTTGGCGATTACAAGTTACTTGCTGCATTCCAATCATTTTCGAAAAAGCAGATATACTTATTTGTTTAGCCTCTAAAACAGACTTAATTCTTTGTGCTACAAGACTTTCCATACATTTTACATTTTTAAATCATACTTAAATAAACATAACCGACTAAAGAAATATGCAATTTTGTTTGGTAGTCTAAACATATTTGCATACCTTTGCACTCGTAAACAACAAGTTGCTTAATTATTAGAAGCAAAAGTACAACAAAAAATTAAGATATGCAAGTAAAAAAGATAAAAATTATCAAAGTTTCGCTTGAAGGACGAAAAAAACTTGCTGAGCGATATGGTTGCTGTAGAGAAACAATCTTCAACGCTCTTGCATTTAGAAGTCAGAGCAAGCAATCCGAAAGCATCAGGAATGATGCCCTGAATGAGTTCGGAGGTGTTAAGGCTGATAAGGTCGTGTTCTATTAGGAAGGAGGTGAATATGATTAAGAGATTATTCAGAAAACACCTGAGAAGAGACTTGGTGACATATTATGGAGCCTCACATCCACAATTTGAAGAGATATTCAACTGGGTATATGAAGCTCCAATCTTAGAGTGGAGAATCAGAATGGACTGCATTCACAAAACAATAAAGTGGCTTGATGTAAAAGATGGCTATAAGCAAAGAGGCGAAATAGACCATATAATACAACTTGACAAAGCAAAAGAACTACTCTTGTTTCTCAGCAAGTAAGAACACATGAACAAATGTCGTTGTTCCACGAATATCAACGATATTACTTGAAGAGGATGAAGCTATTTGCTTAACAACATAATTGTCTCTTTTCAACTTCTTGATTTCCTCATCAAGGTCAAGTTCTACGAGAACACCTTTCTCGTTTACTTTAGAATGTAGATGTACGATTTTCTGTTTCATACGAAATTGAATTAAGTTAAAATAAAAATTTGTCACCTGCAAAGGTACAAAATAAAAACTACAATCGGGCAACGGTAGATATAATAATGTATAAAATGAAAATTTGTCACTTTCTGTTTCATACACTACCGCCCGATTTAAAAATGGAGGAATCCTATGGATGAAATTTCAACTATTGTAGATGGTGACCGAATGACATCACTACAGATTGCAGAGATTACTGGCAAGCGTCATGCTGATGTGATGAAATCCATCCGAAAGATGGAGCCAGCTTGGGAAAAAGTAGCCGAGGGAAAATTTGCCCTCGGGTCTTACAAGGATGAAAATAACCAAGATAGACCTTGCTACTCCCTCAACAAAGAAGAGTGTCTCTACATCGCTACCAAGTTCAACGATGAAGCGAGAGCCAAGTTGATTAAACGATGGAAGGAACTGGAAGAGCAACATCAAAAGCCATCCGTTCCTCAGAACTATCTCGAAGCTCTCAAATCTCTGGTCAAGGCTGAGGAAGAGAAACAGCAGCTAGCTTTGGAAAATAAGAAGCAGCAGGAACAAATACTCACTATCAGCAAGACGAACATGGAACTCGGCAACAAGATTACCGAAATGCTGCCTAAGGTTAGCTACTACGACAAAATCTTGCAGAGTAATGCCACCATGACTGTTACTCAGATTGCTCAGGACTACGGAATGAGTGCCATGAGGTTAAACAAGGAGTTGGAGTCTATGAGAATCCAACACAAGGTAAGAGGTCAATGGATATTATTTGCACAATTCCTCGAAGGTGGATATGTTCACAGCAGAGCAGTAGAAATCATCCGCAAGGATGGTCAGCACGATGTGAAGTACAACACCGAGTGGACAACGAAAGGAAGAATCTTCCTATATGAATCACTCAAAGCGAAGGGCATTCTCCCCTTGATAGAGCAGGAGAACACTCCCAGCGATAAGGGCACTGGTAGAACAGAGCCAGCCAAGGCAGCTAGTGCCAGTCAACAAACCATCAAATTCAACTGATATGATAGACCCAGAGATTAAAGAGCAGCTAGACCGCATAGAGCAGTATTCGCTCATAGCTGCAAAGAATGTGCTCAACATTAATGAAGCTGCAATCATTCTTGGTATGACGGTTAGAGGAGTGAGAGAGAACGTCAGGAACCGCATCATTCCTTGCTATAAACCAAATGTCAACAGACTCTACTTCAAGAAGAGCGAGTTGGAAGAGTGGATGACTCAGAACCGCAGAAAGAGCATGGCAGAGTTGAAATCAGAGGCAGCAGCCTATTGTTTTACCCATTAAACAGATAAACTTATGATAGCAGATGTAATGTTGGTAGCCAGCGTAATAGCTTTCGCTGTTGCCGTTAAGGAAATTCACTCCTACTTCAAGGAGGTAGGCAAGTAAGATATATGGAGATTGAACCTCACAAATTTAGTTTAGTATTAAGTTATTAATGTGTTAAGTCTTATAATGGTTCTTATTCAGCAAAGAGCAGAGGTTTTTTGGAGTTTGCTACTCCCAGTCTCCACTATAACTTTAATCGTTATAATTTTACATGTTTTAAGTTTTTACCCAGCGCAAGTAACTCAATTGGTAGAGTATGAAGGTTTATGAGCCTTCGAGGTCGTGGGTTCGAGTCCCACCTTGCGCACCATATAGCCCGATTCCAAGGCTTTATATCGGATAGGATAAACCTTCCTAGAGAGGTACACGTACCCAAAAGGAGCATCATTAACCACAGATGGTGCTTAGACGTGGAAGTGGCAAGCGAGTACATACACCTGATAGGTGGAATTTGGAAAAACTTGGAGTTCACTTGTGAAGAAGCAGACCTGATGCCGTGACCCTTATATAATAAGGTAGCATCTAAAGGTAGGAGCGCACAACTACAAATCGGTTCTAATGCAGCCAGCACGCTTTCTTTTCATATTCGGTTCAATAGTTATAATTGGTTATTTTATAGAAATCAGATATATCACAATATGTGCGATTACTAGTGCTGGGAGTCCTAAGCCTCCATAAATGCAGAAGGGAACCAAGGAGCGATTCTGCATCCGGCAAGATTGTATAGATGTCGCTCCACGGAGGTGGCTGTTTTTATCATATTCATTTTACTGCCCCTCCTTTTCTAAAGGAAATTGCAAATATTGACATATTAGTGTGTTTCATACAGATTACATTTTCGATGCGGTAGCGACCGCTCAGGTTAAACTAAAATAAAATAACTCGCCCCACCATTCGTGAGAACCGTGGGGATTTTTAATTTGAACATTTAAACCATACAATATGAGATATAAAGCAAATAGTTGTCACGATTGTCTCTTCTCGACCATGTGTGACAACCCGAATAAGAACCCAGATGGTGGCTACAAATGCAGCCGCTATGAATGGAAATATCAATAACAACTTAATACATATAAGATATGAAAGAACTTATCGCAATTCAGTCAGAACTGAAAGCCCCGAAGAGTCAGTTCAACAAATTCGGTGGCTACAAGTATCGCAAGGCTGAGGACATCTTAGAAGCTGTCAAGCCTTTGCTAAACAAGCAGAAATGCACGCTAACCATTACAGATGATATTGTGATGGTAGGCAACCGCATTTATGTTAAGGCTACCGCCACTATCAAGAACGAGAAGGGCGAGTGCGAAACAACAACTGGTTGGGCTAGAGAAGAGGAAACCAAAAAGGGTATGGATGGCAGTCAGATTACTGGAGCATCATCCTCTTACGCTCGAAAGTATGCTCTCAACGGTCTCTTTGCCATTGATGATAATGCTGATTCTGATACCACCAACGATGGGCAGCATCAGGAAGCGCAGCAGCAAACACAGGCTCAGCATCCAACCGCTCAGGCAGCACAAGCCGTACAGCAGCCAGCAACACCCCAGTATCACACAAATGACTTGAACGAAGGATTGGCATACCTTAGCAGATGTGTCACGAAAGACAATCTGATATGGGTAGTTCAAACATACAAGCCGCTCACCGTCAACCCTCAGTTCATGCAAGCAGTATCAGCCAAGAAGAAACAATTAGGTATACAATAATATGACAGCAGCAACAAAGAAAATCACTCTGAATGTGCCAAAGATTACATTCATTGAGGAGTCTCATCAGTACTTCCTCGGCGAGAAGGAACTGAAAGGAGTAACGGGAACGCTCATCAAGAAAGCCTTCCCCGACACCTACAAGAATATTCCTGAGGCAGTATTGATGAAGGCAGCAGAGCGAGGAAGTCTTATCCACAATACGTTTGAAACCTTCTGCTCTATCTTCGATGCCGACATCAAGAAGTACCCGAATCCTACGGAAGAGCTTCAAGCCTTCCATAGTATGTTAGTCGCATTCGACTTGCACTATGTAGCGTCCGAGTATCTTGTTACAGATGGTGAGAACTTCGCATCTGCTATTGATGGTATCTTCGCTGATGATGAAGGTAACATTTACCTTGCGGACATCAAGACCACCGCCACCCTTCACTACGACAACGTATCGCTCCAGTTATCCATCTATGCCAAATGGTTCGAGGAGCAGAATCCTGACTTGAAGGTGAAGGAGATAGTCTGCATGTGGTTCAAGAACGGACAGAGTAAGTTTCAGCCGCTACCTAGGGTAGCAGATTATCAGATTGACGATTTAATCAACGCTTATCTCGCTGATGATACAGACTATCAGTATAAGGTGGAAGTTCCTGAGCAGTTCTCAGCACTAGAGCAGGAGTACAGATTGATAACCGCTCGTATGGATGCCCTAAAAATCAAGCAGGATGATTTGAAGGAGCAGATAATGAAGATGATGGAAGACAACAAGCAGAAATCCGTCAAGACTCAGTTCGCCTCCTACTCTTATGTTGCAGCTACCACCAAGAAAACCTTCGACACGAAGCTGTTCAAAGACACGGAGCCAGAACACTACGAGTACTATCTGAAAGAAACGACCACCAAGCCGTCAATAAGAATCAAACTTAATTAAGTATAGATATGAACGTAAAGTTTACAGGCAAGATTATTGCAGCAGGGCAAGTTCAAATGGGAACTTCCCAAAACGGAACTCAATGGAGTTCTTGTGAATACACTATCGAAGAGTTGAACGAGCAGTACCCTTCAAGAGCCGTTATCCAAGTTTATGGTTCAGACAAGATTCAGCAGTTCGGCATTCAGTTAGGAGAAATCATCACCGCCCACATCGGATTGAAGACACGCCAATCTAAGGAAGGACGTTGGTTCAATCAGTTGGATTGTTGGAAGGTGGAGCGACCAAATGCCCAGCCGCAAGGTCAGGTTGTCCAGAGTCAGGTTGGCGCAGCACCTCAGCCAGTTGGTGGATATTACCAACCACAACAACAGCCTATACCTCTGAGCCAGCAACAGCAGTTTCCCCCTCAGGTTAATGCAAGCGGTCAACCTATTCAGCAGAACGCTCAATATGCAGGTGGTCAGCAGAAAAGTGGTCTCCCATTCTAAGCATTAATATATAAGGTATGGAAATTCATCTAGTAAGAACCTCCACTGGTCTTCGCCCCTACACGGATGATGATTACGAGGAAATGAAAAAGATAAAGGTTGGTTCCATCGTCAAGGCGAACATAGTTCGACCAAGGAACATCAAGTTTCACCGCAAGTTCTTCTCCCTTATCAGAGCAGCATGGGATTGCCTCACAGAGCAGCAGCGTACTAACCTTCGCTCTGTAGACACATTCCGTGAGCAACTTCTGATAACATCAGGATTCAGCGAACCGCTTTACGACCTCAACGGACAGAAGTTCTTGGAGAGAGCCAAGTCTATCTCCTTTGCCAAGATGGATGAGCCAGCCTTTAATGAAGTATATAGTAGAGTCTTAGACACCATCCTCACGATACTCTATGCAGATGGTGTTACAGAAGACGAGTTTAATAACATTTTACAAAATTATAGTTGATATGACACGTAGAAACGAAAAGCGCAACAACAGACGCAATAGCCGTCAGCGCAACAACAACCCAGAGTTACCACCATTTGCACAGATGCTTTTCGGAGCAATCGTTGGCAAAGGTGTAGACATGATTGCCAAGAAGATGGCAGAGATTTCCGAGGAAGAGACTCCTGATATTCATGCAGAAGGCATCAGCAATCAGGACGTTACCAACATCAATAACGGAAGGGCAACCTTGTCTAAGTTGCGCATTCCTACTGATGGTTCGGCAGTAGAGTACCCAATCCCTGATAACCTCCAGTTCTTCTTCGCTGAGGATGATAAGTTGATGGTTCGTCAGAAGATTGAAGGAGACGAGAATCCTACTGATGCAGGGGAAGGCAAGCCTATCACTTATGATGATATTTGCGATAAGTTTTTCTTGAACAAGAGAACATACTGGCTTGATAATAAGAAAATCAACCATATATATTCAGATGAAAATAACTATAACGACTTAAACAACTGCACTAGCATGGCTCAGGCAAAACGTGTAGCTGCTTTCATCAAGTTGCAGAACATCGCCAAGTTTCTCAATGGTGACTGGAAACCGAACTTCGACAGAGACGATGAAAAATGGAATATCAATAAAGATGGTGATACATTTATCGAAATGTACACAAGAACATTGAACAAAGCGAGTGTTTACTTCAAGTCGCAAGAACTTACAAAGAAAGCTATCCGCTTGATGGGTGAAGAATCTCTCAACGACCTTTTCTCAACTGATTGGTAATGGCAAGCTACGCTGAAATCAAAGCAAAGCTACAGCAGGAAGGTAAGAAGATACGCAAGCGTTCATCCTACGATGAACACAATTTGCAAGCCGCAGAGGTCAGGTATATCCGTGGGGTATATCCTGACCTTGAAGGAGTCTTCTTTGCCGTTCCTAATGGTGGCAAGCGAACCTCCCGACAAGCCGCATGGCTCAAAGAAGAAGGTATGAAGGCAGGAGTATCTGATATGCTGCTCCTGAAGCGCACCTCTCAGTACGGTTTCCTCTGTATCGAAAACAAGACACCGAAAGGTAGGCAGGAACCCGAACAGAAGGTATTCCAGCATGAAGTAGAACGACATGGTGGCAAGTACATCATTGTCCGCTCTATAGATGAATTTATCCAAGCAATCGACAATTATTTAAATGGTGAACTATGACAGATGAAATCAAACAAGCCATCCAGCTTCTAGAAGAGAATGGCTACAAGATTACCGCTCCACCCAAGGAAGTTAAAGACGAATATACCTTTGAGCGAGCATGGAACCTCTACGAAAAGAAGGTAGGCTGCAAGGCTAAACTGGAAAAGAAGTGGAACTCTATGAGCCAGAAAGACCGCAAGGCAGCTATAGAGTATATTCCATTATATGTGATTGCAACCGAGGATAAAAAATATCGCAAGAACTTCCAAACCTTTCTCAACCAGCGAGGATGGGAAGACGAACTCATCGGAGCAACACCACCGCCAGCAGCCGTTAACGAGAATCCTTCCGAAATCAGTCAACTCATCGCAAAGACGAAGGCTGAACAGAACGTAACAAATGCGGATAAGGACAACGTTTTCAAGACACGCATCATAGGTATGATAGAGCTTCTGCAAAAGAATCCTCATAGCCTATGCCGAAAGCAGTTGGAGATATATCGTGATAACGGAACCTTGGAACGCTTGGGCATCCAATGGAATCCATAAACCACAAATCTGTTTACCAAAATGATAGCAATCAGTAAGTACAACAAGCAGCATCCTCTCAGAGTCTTTGAGGCATTCGCTGGCTATGGCAGTCAGAGCCTAGCCTTCAAGTACCTCAAAGATAAGCATCCTGAGTTCGACTTCAAGGTAGTGGGCTACTCAGAGATAGAACCATCAGCCATCCAAGCCTACGGACTCCTGCACGGAAGAGATATACCTAACTATGGAGACGTGACAAGGATAGACTGGAATGAGGTTCCCGACTTCGACTTCATATCATGGTCTTCACCATGCCAAGATTTCTCCAATGCAGGACTTCGCAAAGGAGCAGAGGAAGGCAGCGGCACACGCTCATCCCTTATCTTTCAGGAGAAAAGAATGCTGGCAGTCAAGAAACCAAAGTACGTTATGCTAGAGAACGTGAAAGGTCTACTCACAGATAAGATGAGGAAGTACTTCTTCCAGTACCTCAAAGACCTCGACTCCTTCGGTTACACCTCCTTCTACAAGGTACTGGACGCAAAAGATTATGGTGTACCTCAACATCGTGAACGTATCTTCGTTATCTCCATACTCAGAACAGAGGACGAGCCGAACCCAGAGTATCACTTCCCTTCGCCTATCAAGTTAGAGACAACGGTTGAGGACATCTTGGAAGACAACGTATCTCCCGAATATTTCCTATCCCAGCCCCTTCTCGAAAAGTATCTCACCAAAGCAGACATCAATGAATCAATCGAAAAACTCTACCCAGAAGATAGCAATACCGAAAACTGCTGATGGATGCTCACCAACCATCACATCATCGTTTAGCGCAGGAATCAGCATAGCCAATCTTCTTGGTGTTGACCATTTCCCTAAGGGGGGGGGTACTGATAATCAAAAAGTTACAAGCAGAAAACTCCTCATCAACTCAGACGTAGATGGTTTAAGTAGAACCATCCGTACAAGTTATTATAAGGCTGGTTTTGCTAACTATATACATAACGATGGCAGAGCAGCCAACGCAGTTTTAATCATCAAGAAATTATAATGTGCGACAAAATTATAAAGCTAGCAAACCTCCAAATCAAGGGCAGAATCGAGCAGCAGACCAGAGTCTACTCCACCAAGGGAATCTCTCCTACTCTCAATTCTGCTATGGGTCACGGAGGTAACTGCATCCCACTATTCTTAATTGTAAAAGAGATATGATAACTGGAGGAAAACGTATGAAATCCCTACTCCTATCAGGGAAGGTCAAGCCTGATATGGGGGGGCAAGTCTTAGACCTCTATAACCAGCAAGTCTATGACAATATTGCTCCAACAATGCTAACAACCATTGATTCTTCATCAATGACATTCGTAACCATCATGAACAAAGAAATTATCCACACCGCACCTAATGGAAAGAAATACTCCATCCAAATCAGGAAGTACACTCCAAGAGATTGTTTCCGACTGATGGGAGTACACGAAGCTGACATAGACAAACTCCTGAGCAAGGAGAAGTCTGGTCAACTCATTATCAGCAAGAGCAAACTTTATGCCCTAGCAGGAAATTCAATAGTAACCAACTGCCTGACCGCCATGTTCGAGGAACTGATATTCCCTTCAGGGAATCACTACCACGACAAGACTGGTCAGCTATCACTCTTCTAGCTTATGGATATTTTTGGATATATCAAGATAGGCAAGCGTATCAGCAAAGCGCACAAAGCCATGTTCACCAACAAGACCATGGTAATATGGTACAAAGGCAACCCAATCATCGGAACAATGCACGATGGCTTGTGGTATCAACAAGACTTGAACGGAATGTTGGAACTATTAATGTTCCAGTCCGAAGTCACACACGTCTCATTTTTACCTTCGCCAAATGAAGACAGAGAAAGAAAAAATCCTAGCCATCATCGCAGAGATTCAGGCAGAGCGTGAAGCTGCTAACATCGTGCCGCCCCACGTCCTCACAGCCGAAATCATCAACAGAGGATTCCAGCATCCTTATAAAACCCTCAACGAGTTATGCGCAGAAGGTAAGATAAACTGGTGCCGCACCCTCAACGATATGGCATTCACTATCAGAAAACAATAAATTCAAAAACAATATGGAAACAACCCCATTAACACAACAACTGCTAAAGCAGTTAATGACCAAGGCATACGAAAATGCCAAAGCCAAAGGCTTTTATGAGCCAGATTTAGACATCAACAAAGCGTTAATGCTCATCATTACAGAAATGAGCGAAGCCATTCAAGCCAGCCGTCACGACCGCCACGGAAGCATTGAAGGCTACAATACGTATCTAGAAGTATCTGATGAGCATATTGCCTACGAGGAATCCTTGGAAGGAACCGTAGAGTCCGAGTTTGCAGACATCGCCATCCGCATCATGTCGCTTTTAGGATTCTACAACTCTCAAAAGATAATCTGCCTGATGAATGATATTGAACTCAAAAAGACAGAAGAGTATCACAAGGTAGAGTTCGAGCACGGAACCTATTCCCTTCCTGATGCCATGTACCTCATCATCACTCGCATGACCTACTTCCCTTTCTCCTGCTCGCCAGCATGGATGAACACCCTACGCTTGCAGGATATTCTGGTTCAGGTCTTCGCCCTAGCCCACATAGAAGGCATAGACCTAGTAGAGCACATCAAGTTGAAAATGCAGTATAACGAATCCCGTCCGTACCTTCACGGATGCTTATATTAGGAGGACAGCAATATGTTTGGAATAGAAGAAATTTCAAGAAGATGCTTAATGACGTTGAGTGATGGTAGCAAAATCCAAGCTACCATCACCATCCCAAAGCCCACCAAGCCCATCTTCCCTGAACAGATGGAGCGCAATATCATTGAGAATTTTAATAAATCGCAACCTCTTGCAGTAAACAAGGTTGTCAAGTGTCACATAATGAGGAATTAGTTATGGAAGATTTACCTATTGGGTCAGAAATCATCTTGAAGGTGGTAAAGACCGAGAAAGAAGAATGTAATGGCTGTTTCTTCGATGAGTTGTGTGGCGATATTTATAATGTTATTTGCAAAAATTTTAAGTGTGGCGCAACCAATCGAAAGGACGGAAAGAATATTCAATTCAAAAGAGTGAAGTAATATGGAAGAAAAGATTAATATAGCGAAAATATTAAAGAATAAGCCAGAAGGTACGAAACTCTGGACAGATATGTTTGGAAGTGTTACGTTATATGTCGTTACTAATGCATGTGATGCTTTTCAAGTTAAGCATCATAATAAAGAGCCATGGTTCGATGAAGACGGTAAATTGTACAAGGAAGGAGTTTTGTGCATCTACCCTAGCAAATCAATGCGTGATTGGGCAAAGTTTTCTTGGAAGAAGGGCGATGTCTTGGTTAGTAAAGATAACGTGTATATTATCTTTGAAAAGTTTGAGGATGATACCTACACAAGATTTAAAGGTAAGCATTATCTTTGGAAAGAATGTAACGTAGAAGATTATAATAAAGAAGAAACCAAAATGTTAACTTCTGTATTTGAGAAAGCAACCGATGATGTTGCTCAGACTTACATCAAAACCATTGAGGAACACTTGGACGGCAAACTCAATCTTGAAACTTTGGAGATTGAAAAGCAGCTTGAGTTCAAGGATGGGGATATAGTGGTATATGGAAAATCAGTAGCAATATGCCGAAGGATTTATAAGCATACCCTTAGTTTCTATGTTTCTCTAACTGAAATGTTTGGATTATTGTTTGCCGATGAGGTGGAATCATCTGAAGAGTATAGATTTGCTACAGAAGAAGAGAAACAGCAGCTCTTTGATGCTCTCGAAAAGGAAGGCAAGGCTTGGGATGCTGAGAAGAAACAGATTGTGGATATTAAAAAAGAACTCCAATTCAAACCTTTTGAGAAAGTATTAGTTAGAGACTCTATTGATGATGTGTGGAGAGCAAGTTTCTTTAGTCATATTAAAGAAGATGATGGAAGATATGTAACTACAGGTTTATGTTGGAAATTCTGTATTCCTTACGAAGGCAATGAGCATCTTTTAGGTACGACAGATAATTTTGAATAATACAACTTCCACGACACAGAATGAGCGAAAGTAAGTTAAGGCTTTATGCCCATATACCTTCTTAGCCCCAGCACAATACTGGTCGTGGAGGTCATTATAAAACTTAATAATATGATAGATAAGAAAATAGAAGAAGCCAAGGAAGAAATCTATGAAGATAGATTTCTGTTAAATGGTGAAGAAGTAGTCTTCGACAATGATACTAAAGAGGAAATGTTCTACAAAGAGGACATCAAAGAAGCCATTGGACTAGGTGCTAATTTGGCTATCAATGAGTTATTAAATAACTTATGGCATCCTGCTAGTGAAAAGCCAAGAGAGTTTGCAGAAGTCCTTGCAGAAGCAAAAATAACAGAAAGCATTAAAACCTACATTTCTTTCAAGAGAAATGATGCTCTGTTTAAAAATTGGGATGCTTATAGTTCGGGTGCTAATATTACTCGTTGGTTGTATATTGATGATTTATTACCAAAGGAGGGAGGTGAACAATGAAAACATTTGTGTTCGATGTTATGCTCAACGGAAGATTCATCTGCACATTAAAGTATAAATATTGTGCGCTCTTCCCGATAGATTTTGAAGAATTAGAGAAGTTTGTCCTCTTAAAGAGACCTACTTTGAGATGTAAGGATTTTAGAATTATGTTTTAAGGAGTAATGCGTATGTATTTTGAATATAGATTGGAAAAAATAAAGAAATG